AACTAAAACTGAATATAGTTTAATTATAGATGAGTCTAATACACACTTTGACTTTAAAGACTGGGATATACTTAATAATACCTATTTATTAGCAAAAACAAGTGATTTATTACGCCTTAATTGGGACACTAAATATCAATCTATAATATGGTTTATAGCGGATTTAATTACTCAAAAAACTAAAGCATCATTCTATCCAGATATATCTTCAGATTCAGAAAGATATGATAAAAAAAGATCACACCCTTTATTCTACAGCAGAATAATTTATATAGATGGTGGATTAGGTGATCATGTTATGGCTTATCCCTTATTAGAAAAAATAGGTAAAGATTGTTATATATCTTGTGTATATCCATCTTCTTTAGAACATATTAAATGTAAAGGATTTATTGGTTGGGATGATGAATTATTTGGAGGATATAAACGATTTGTTTATACTTATGGGTCTACAAATAACATAACTACAATTATAGATGCATTTTTTGAATTATATGGAGAAAAACGAGAAATAAATGATATTTTAAAATATACAGGACCTAAAAATAAAATTACAAATAACACAAACAAACCATTAGCTTTAATTAGTATTACAGCTGCTAAAGTTGGAGGACAAGATTCTAATAAAGATTGGTCAGAACTTAAATGGTTTAAATTAGTATATGAATTAAAAAAATTAGGTTATTATGTTGTTCAAGTAGGCTCTCATAAAGATAACCAATTACCTTCATATTATACTAAATTACCTGTTTCTCCTTATTGTCAAGCCGGAGTAGATGAAAAAGTTTTAGATAAATCAATTCCTGAATTAGCTGGTTTAATTGAAGAATCTGATTTATGGTTAAGTGTAGATACATTTTTTCACCATTTTGCTTCTTCAATTAAACCTAATGTAGGTATTTGTTTAACACCATTTTATAATGATCATGCTAAACATTATAGAGTAAAATATATAGAAAAAGATTGTGGTAAAAATTACTATGATAGAAGATGGTGGTTAGACGCTCAACAACCAGAAAGAAAAGAATGTATGAATTTAATCCAAATAAAAGATATATTAAAGGTTTTAAATAAATAATAATGTCAAAATCTAATAAAATAATTACTTTATTAACATCATTTAATAGACCTCATCATATTAAAAATGTTATTAACTCATTAAAAGATATCCAAGAATCTGGATTAACAAACACTATTTACATAGTTGAAAACTCAGATCAAGAAAATAAAGAGGAAATATTAAAAATTATTAATAAAAATATTAATAATAACTTTATAGTTTACAACTCAGAATTTAATTTAGGTCAACGAGGTGCTTTACTTCAAATGTTAGAAAACATAAACTTAGATGATTATGATTTTATTCAATTTACAGACCAAGATAATATATTTGAAGATCCAATAAGTATATATTGTGATATTTTAAATACATACCCTAACAAGTATGTAGCTACAGGTTATATGAGTAAAGAACATGAAGAATTAAGTTGGATTAAAACTAAATTTGGATGTTTATGTGAAAAAAGAGCTTGTAGAGCTGGACATATGGTTATGCGTGTTAAAGATATTAAAAATATGATGCCTATTCCTTTAGATAGAATGTATGATTATCCATACATGAATGCATCATGGAATGCTGGTTTAGATTGGGAATTAACTCATTGGAATCCAAAATCACCAGGTAAACTAACTGAAAATCCTTTTATACTATGCCTACCAGGAGGAGTAATTCATAAAGGTTTAGATAGTACTTTTATAGATAGAGATATTGAATCTATAGAATATAATTTAGAAGAATTAAAAGAACTAAGAAAAAGTAAACTTTAATTTGGATTTTTAAATTATCCTTGTATATTTATATATATAAACTTAACCCATAAACCCCATTAAAAAATTATGTCATCATTTTTAATTTTTATTGTAATTGCACTATTAGCAGCAATTATTTTTGTATCTGTAATTGTAGGAAAAGAAAACACATCTACAAACACTAAACCAAATTCTTTATTCCCTGTTGAAGACTATCCTCACTTTGAAGACGCTCCGGTAGCAGAAGAAAAACCATTTACTGAACATACACAGTCAGCGAAAAAGAAAAAACATTACTATAGTAATAAAACAAAATCAACTAAAAAACCAAAACAAGTTAAAGCTGATCAATAATGGCTCATATTAAATTAACATTACATGAAATTTATAAACTTGATACAGAACTTAATGGTTTTGTAGATCAAGCAACTGGAGAAACAATATCATTAGGTTTATTAAGTGAAGATTTACATTTACCTACTAAATACTGGTTAAATGATTTAGCTAAAAAAACATCATCTGAAAAATCTATTATTGATCAATTCAAAGAAGATTTAGTTATAAAACATGGCTCACAAGATGAAAACGGCAATATTAGTCTTAATATGTGGATTAATGAAAAAAAAGATGAATCAGGTAATATAATCAACCCAGCTGAATTGAATCCATTATTTATACAATTTCAAGAAGAGTTTAATACTTTATTACAAGAAGTAAAAGAAATTGAACATCATGAATTTAAATTAAATGAATTTAATGATGTTAAAAATAGAGATAATTATACTGTATTTTATAAATTAATCCAAATAGATTAATTATATATTATATAATATACTAAACCGCTAGCAATAGCGGTTTTTCTTTTATCTTTCCATATTTATAATAAAAACTATTAAATGGCTCAAGTACTGTCTAATGCGGGCATAACAACAGGTGCAACCGTACAAGCTCAACAAGTTTCTCAATCAATTGATGCCTTAACAGGTAATTCAGCTTATGATATAACTATAAGTGGTTCATTAAATGTTATTGGTCCATTAGATGTAACAGGCAATATTACTGCTCCCTCATTTACTGGTACTGCATCTTACGCAGGAAATTCATTTACATCTACTACAGCTTCTTACGCGCTTACAGCTACATCAGCTTCATATGCATTAACAGCTTCATTTGCTATTACACCTACAGTTTCAGGAGCTTCAGGAGCTTCAGGATTAAGCGGCACCTCTGGTCTTTCAGGCCTAAGCGGTACTTCTGGTTTATCTGGTCTTTCAGGTACATCAGGCTTAAGTGGCACTTCAGGTTTATCAGGCTTAAGTGGTACATCAGGTCTTTCAGGCACATCAGGTCTCTCAGGCTTAAGTGGTACCTCAGGCTTATCAGGTCTTTCAGGCACATCAGGTTTAAGCGGTACTTCAGGTCTGTCAGGCTTAAGCGGCACCTCAGGTTTATCAGGCTTAAGCGGTACATCTGGTCTCTCAGGTCTAAGTGGCACTTCAGGTACATCAGGTCTATCAGGTTTAAGCGGTACATCAGGTCTTTCAGGCTTAAATGGCACTTCAGGTTTATCAGGCACATCAGGTCTCTCAGGTACATCAGGCTTATCAGGCTTAAGCGGTACTTCAGGTCTCTCAGGCTTATCAGGTACATCAGGCTTATCAGGCTTATCAGGTACATCAGGCTTATCAGGCTTATCAGGTACATCAGGCATAAGTGGCACCTCAGGTTTATCAGGCGCATCAGGTCTTTCAGGTACTTCAGGTCTATCAGGTTTAAGCGGAACTTCAGGTCTCTCAGGTACATCTGGTTTAAGTGGTACTTCAGGCCTTTCAGGCCTAAGCGGAACTTCAGGTCTATCAGGTTTAAGCGGAACTTCAGGTCTTTCAGGTTTAAATGGAACATCAGGTTTATCCGGTACTTCAGGCCTAAGCGGAACTTCAGGTCTTTCAGGTTTAAGTGGCACTTCAGGTCTTTCAGGTCTAAGTGGCACATCTGGTTTAAGTGGTACTTCAGGTTTATCAGGCCTAAGTGGTACATCAGGTTTATCAGGCTTAAGTGGCACCTCAGGCTTATCAGGTCTTTCAGGTACATCAGGCTTAAGTGGCACTTCAGGTTTATCAGGAGCAACAGGTCCTATAGCGGGTTCAGCAAATCAAGTAGTTTACAAAGACGGATCTAATAATCCAGCAGGTTCTTCTAATTTCACTTATGACGGAACAACATTATCAGTAACTGGAAATTTAACAGTTAACGGAACAGGTAGTATAACATATTTAACAACAATATATGAAACTTCATCTGTGATTTATTCATCTGGTTCTAACCAGTTTGGTGATGCTACTAATGATATTCAAACATTAATAGGAACTACTAAAATATCAGGTAGTTTTCAAGTTACAGGAAGTACTTCCCTTTTAGGAAGTTTAGCTTTACCTACTTTAGCGGCCGGCACAACTGAAACAAGAATATTAGTCTCTAATAATTTAGGAGATATAGTCTATAGAACTGATTTAAGTTTAACAGGCTCATCTGGTCTTTCAGGAGCATCAGGTCTTTCAGGAGCATCAGGTCTAAGCGGCACATCTGGTCTATCAGGTTTAAGTGGCACTTCAGGCCTTTCAGGCCTAAGCGGAACTTCAGGCTTATCAGGCTTAAGTGGCACTTCAGGCTTAAGTGGCACATCAGGTCTTTCAGGTCTAAGTGGCACTTCAGGCCTTTCAGGCCTAAGCGGAACTTCAGGCTTATCAGGCGCATCAGGCTTAAGCGGTGCTTCAGGCTTATCCGGCCTAAGTGGAACTTCAGGTTTATCGGGTGCATCAGGTTTATCTGGTCTTTCAGGTACATCTGGTCTTTCAGGTTTAAGTGGCACATCAGGTCTTTCAGGCACTTCAGGACTTTCAGGTTTATCAGGCACATCAGGTCTCTCAGGCACATCAGGTCTCTCAGGCACATCAGGTCTTTCAGGCGCGTCAGGCCTATCAGGAGCTTCTGGTTTATCAGGACTTTCAGGTACATCAGGTCTTTCAGGCCTTTCAGGTACATCAGGTTTATCTGGCTTATCAGGTTTTTCAGGCTTATCAGGTACATCAGGTTTATCAGGCTTATCAGGCACAAGTGGTCTTTCAGGTGAATCTGGTCTTTCAGGTACATCAGGTTTGTCAGGTTTTTCAGGTTTAAGCGGTACATCAGGTTTATCAGGTCTTTCAGGTGAATCTGGTTTATCAGGTACTTCAGGTTTATCCGGCTTATCAGGTTTTTCAGGCTTAAGCGGTACATCAGGTTTATCAGGTACATCAGGTCTTTCAGGTACTTCAGGCCTTTCAGGTACATCAGGTTTGTCAGGTTTTTCAGGCTTAAGCGGCGCTTCAGGTTTGTCAGGTTTTTCAGGCTTAAGCGGAACTTCAGGTTTATCAGGTCTTTCAGGTGAATCAGGTCTATCAGGTACCTCAGGTTTATCTGGTCTTATAGGAACTCCAATTTTTACTCCTGTATTTTCAAATACTTCTTATGGAACTAATTCATCAACATTTATAAACACAGGTGGAGGTGGTAGCAGTTATGACGCTTATGTATATTCAACTCAAGGATATGCAAGAGGAGTTTACACTACTGCCCAAACAACAAATGACAATATAGCTGTAGTTTTTGGCTTAATAGAAACCATATCTGGAACGCCAGAAGATCCGACTTTAATAGACTTTAGTTTCCAATTTGAAGCAAGTGGTAATCAATTTACTATTACTGAATTAACCAATGTACAATATACTGGAACCTATAGTTTAAGTGATAAATTTTATATAACTTATGATGGTTATAATGTAAGATATTATCAAAATAATACATTAAGACATACAACAGCTAGATCAATAGGAAATCCATTATATTTCATTTCAGATTATAGTACATCTAATGAAGGATTTACTAATGTAGGTTTTGGACCTATGGGTGAAGCTGGAGCATCAGGTACATCAGGTTTATCAGGTACATCAGGTCTTTCAGGCTTATCAGGCACTTCAGGTCTATCAGGTACCTCAGGTTTATCAGGGGCAACAGGTCCTGTAGCAGGTTCAGCAAATCAGGTAGTTTATAAAAATTCATCTAATATCGCCGCCGGAAATTCTAATTTAATATTTGATGGTAATATTTTAACAGTTAGTACTATAAAAATAGGTTTAGGAAATTCTAATATACCTGGAAATACAATGGTAGGTAGTGGTTCTATGAATATGATTACTACAGGACAATTCAACACAGCAGTAGGACTTTTTACTTTACAAAATACTACAACAGGAAGTAGAAATACAGCTTTAGGAGCTATTACTTTACGTGATAATACTATAGGTGTTAATAATACAGCTTTAGGGTATGAAACTTTACCTTATAACATTAATGGTGATAATAACACTTCAGTAGGACATAGAGCTTTATTTATCTCACGAAATAAAAGTAATAATACTTCTATAGGATTTGAATCGATGTATAATATGACATCTAGCAATAATACAGCTGTAGGAGTTGAAGCTTTAAACGGTAGTCTTACAATTGCTAATAATACTGGAGATGCAAATACCGCTATAGGATACCAAGCATTATATTCAATATCATCCGGAGCTTACAATACAGCGGTAGGATCTTTTGCCGGTGATTTATTAACTACAGGTGGTAGTAATACTCTTATAGGATCTGGATCTGGAGAATCTATAACAACAGGGAATTATAATACTATTATAGGTAAATATGCTGGAACAACTGCTTTAACCTCTACAGTAGTTTTATCAGATGGATTAGGTAATGTTCAACTATATGCTACAGGAAGTCAAGTAGCATTTGGTAAAACAGCAACCCCAAATGCAACAGTAGATGTAAATGGTAATACTATAGTTACAGGTTCATTAGTAGTGACAGGAAGTCAAATAGTTTCAGGTTCATTAACAGTAACAGGAAATATTATAGGACTTTCAACATATAATTTTGTAAGTTGTAGTTTATCAGTAGTTTCATCAGGAAATAATAAATCATTTATAGCTGATTTTAAAGATGTAGATGGTTCTGCGTTAACACGACCACAACAATTAATACATTGGTGGACTAGTCTTGCAGAAACAGGATCAGCATCAACATTAAGCGGTATTGGAGATTTTAATCCTACATATACTATAGTTTCAGGTAGTAATATTGTACCTATATCAAATTCAGGTTCAATTAATCACGCAGTAACAAATGCAAATAGTGACTTTGCTGTACGTATAAATGGAAGCATAACAAGTCCTCAAACAATTTGGTTTAATACAGAAGTACAAGGTATAATATATTCAATTAGTACAACAGTAAATGTATCTACAGGATAATTAAAATAATAATATAAAAATTATGAAAACAGAAAAACTAACAGAACAAGAAATTTCATCAGTAAAAGAAATTCAAAAATTAAGAGCTGAATTAATTGATAAATATGGATCAATTGAAATGGCGATCCAAGATTTAAAATTACAAAAGCAAGAAGTAACTGAAGAACTTAAAGAACTTAAATCAAATGAAATAACTTTAAGTCAAGAACTTCAATCAAAATATGGTAGAGGAACCATTAATATAGATAGTGGAGAATTCATTGGAAATGAATGATTTTAAGACTCTTTAACATATTTATAATAAACATTAAACTTATTAACAAATAACATGGCAGAAACATTAATTTCCCCTGGTGTATTAGCAAGAGAAAACGATTCATCGTTTATCAGACAGCAACCAGTTTCAGTAGGTGCAGCAATTATAGGTCCTACAGTTTTAGGTCCTATCGAAATTCCAACTATTGTTACTTCATATAGTGATTATTTAAATAAATTTGGAGGAGCATTTCAAAGTGGTAGTGATAGTTACGCTTATCTTACTTCACAAGCGGCATTTAATTACTTTAACAACAATGGTACTTCATTATTAGTAGCTAGAGTAGTAAGTAAAAGTGCTGATTGGTCAGTAGCAACAAGTACAACTATTGGAAGTATCGGAGCTACAGGTTCAGCAACTATTGTATTAAATACAATATCTAAAGGTACTATCATGAATAGCTCATCTAGTTTAGATTTAAGCGGTTCATTAACTTCTGGTACAGAAAATAACGTTAGATGGCAAATATTAAATTCTGATACATCATCAGGTACATTTAGCTTATTAATTCGTCAAGGAAATGATAATACAAATAATCAAACTGTATTAGAAACTTTCACTAACTTATCATTAGACCCATTTGCATCTAACTTTATTTCAAGAGTAATTGGCGATCAAGTACAAAATTATAACCCAACAACTAATCAAATCGAAACATCAGGTTCATATTTTAATGGATCACGTTATGTATATGTAAGTGCGGTTAATAATTTAACACCAAACTATTTTGATAATACAGGAGTTGCTAAAACACAATTTACAGGATCGATCCCAGTTAACGCTAGTGGTTCATTCACAGGAGCTACAGGTACTATTAAAGCCGGAGCTAAATTCTATGATCAAATTGATGCTACAGATACTCAAGGATTAGTAGGAACTAGTTATGATAATATGATTGACTTATTAGCTAATCAAGATGATTACAAATTCAATATTATCTTAACTCCAGGTTTGATTAAAGATTTTCATGCTACACAATGTAATACTATTGTTACTAACACACAAACACGTGGTGATAGTTTATATGTAGTAGATTTAGTTGGATATAGTACACAAACTTTATCAACTGTAACTTCAGTAGCTAACTCAATAAATACATCATATGCAGCAACATATTGGCCTTGGGTTCAAGTACTTGACTCATCAACTGGTAAAAATGTTTGGGTTCCAGCTTCAACAGTAATAGGTGGTGTTTACGCATTCAATGATTCAGTTTCTGAGCCTTGGTTTGCACCAGCTGGTATTAACAGAGGTGGATTACAAGTAATTAGAGCAGCTCAAAAATTACCTCAATCAAGTAGAGATACTTTATATACAAACAAAGTAAATCCTATTGCTACATTCCCTGGAACAGGTACAGTAGTATATGGTCAGAAAACATTACAAACTCAAGCGTCAGCTTTAGATAGAGTAAATGTTAGAAGATTATTAATTGCTCTTAAGAACTACATTTCACAAATTGCTAACACATTAGTGTTTGAACAAAATACATTAGCAACTAGAAACGCATTCTTATCACAAGTAAATCCATATTTAACATCAGTTCAACAAAGACAAGGTTTATATGCATTTAGAGTAATTATGGATGATACAAATAATACAGCAGACGTAATTGACAGAAATCAATTAATTGGTCAGATTTATATTCAACCAACAAGAACAGCTGAATTTATTTACTTAGATTTCAATATCTTACCTACAGGAGCAACTTTCCCAGCGTAAGGATTAAATTAGATAATATTTATAATAAAGAACAAACAACATAACAAAATAAAAACATGGCAATTGTAAATTCAAACGATATATTTTTCACCCAATTTGAGCCAAAACAGCAAAACCGCTTTTTATTAAGCATGACTGGTATACCAGCATTTATTGTAAAAGGCGTAAATGCAGTGTCATTAACTCAAGATACAGTGGTTTTAAATCATATTAACGTTCAACGTTTTGTGAAAGGTAAAACTAAATGGGGTGCTATTCAAATGACATTATTTGATCCAATCACTCCTTCAGGAGCTCAGGCAGTAATGGAATGGCTACGTTTACATCACGAATCAGTAACTGGTAGAGATGGTTACAGTGATTTCTACAAGAAAGACTTAACATTAAACGTATTAGGACCAGTAGGTGATATCGTTTCAGAATGGATCATTGTTGGTGCTTTAATTACAGACATAAACTTTGGTGATTACAGTTGGGATAATGAGTCAGCGGCTCAAAACATCACAATGACAGTACAACCAGATTATTGTGTATTAAATTTCTAAAAACCCCTCCCCCGAAATACAGGATTAAGATAGCTCGCCTTTTGGCGAGCTTCTTTTTTTCTCATATATTTATATATATAAACATAGTTATAAACAAATCAAATTTATGGAAGACAATAAACACAAATTCCCAACAGAAACGGTAGAACTACCATCAAAAGGCTTGCTATATTCTGAAGATAACCCGTTATCAAGCGGTAAAATCGAAATGAAATATATGACGGCGAAAGAAGAAGATATTTTAACTAACCAGAATTATATCAAACAAGGTACAGTTTTAGATAAAATGCTTCAATCATTAATTATTACTAAAATTAATTATGATGATTTAATTATTGGTGATAAAAACGCTTTATTTATAGCTGCTCGTATTTTAGGTTACGGAGGTAATTACACATTTGAATATGATGGACAATCACATACTGTAGATTTATCATCATTAGATAATAAACCATTTGATGAATCTTTAATCACTAAAGGAGTTAATGAATTTTCATATACTTTACCTCATTTAGGTACTAAAATTACATTTAAAATATTAACATCAGCTGACGAAAAGAAAATTGATAAAGAATTAGAAGGTCTTAAAAAAATTAACAAAGAAAATTCACCTGAATTATCTACTCGTTTAAAATATATTATTACATCAGTTAATGGTGATAGAGAAGAACAAACAATTAGAGAATTTGTAGATAATTATTTATTGGCTAGAGATTCTAGATCATTAAGAGATTATATTAAACAAGTTCAACCTGACGTAGATTTAAAATATGTTTTAGATGGTGGTACGGAGGTCACTATTCCAATTAATTTAAACTTTTTTTGGCCTGACTCTGAGTTATAGATCATATCTATTTAAAACCATCCATGATATATGTTATTATGGAAATGGTGGTTATGATCATGAAACTGTATATAATATGCCAATATGGTTAAGACAGGCTACATATAATTTTATAGCAGATCAAAAACAACAAGAATCAGAAGCATATTCAAAATCTACAAAATCAGATCCTAATAAAATAGATTTTGCTGATGTTAAATCAGCTAAACAAAAATTACAACAATCAAATACACCAACTTATCATACAAGGGCATCTAAAAAATAGATGCCTTTGATATTTATAACAAAATACTTAAATGGCGACTAGTAAAGAAGATATAGAAAAACTTTTAGGACGAATAGAGAAAGCTTATAAAGCACTAGGCGACCGAAATCCATTTAAGGACTGGGATGTTACTAATATTAAAAATGCTGAAACAACTATCCAGCAATTAGAAACAGCTTTAGAAGGTGTTCAATATCGTGTAGAAAATACAAAATCTTCATTTAGTGATCTTTCAACAACTTTAAAAGCAATAGTTAAAGAAATTGATCCAAAAGCTGTAAGTTCAACTAAAGAGTTTTCTAATGGTTTTAAAAATATAATTAAAGAAGCTAAAAATCTTAAATATGAAGAAGAAGGCATCAATAAATTATCTAAAAAACAATTAGAACAGCATAAAGAAAAAATATTAAAATACCAATCTGAAACTAAATTAGCAGCTACTCAAATATTACAAGAAGCTGGCATCAATGAAAAAATAGATAGAAGAACATCAATTTTTAAAAATCTTACTGAATCACAAAAGTCAGCTGTTAATTTTTTAAAAGATGAAGATTCTAGTATAAACACTATTATTGATAAAGCTAATATTCGAATTAAACAAGAAGAAAGAATTAGCAAATTAATGGGTATAGGAGGCGCTGCTGTTAGTGGTGTCCAAACTGCTTTAGATAAATTAGGTCTTGGAGGTTTAGCGAATGCTTTAGGTTTAGATAAAGTTAATGAAAAAATGCGAGAATTCGCTGAACAACTTGAAAAAGATCCTAAATATGTTAATAGTTTTGTTAATAAATTTAAAGTATTAAAAGTAGGAATCAAAGAAGCAGGAGCTCAATTATTAGAATCATTTAAAGATCCATTATCACTTTTAACAAAAGAGTTAGTAGAAGCTCTTAAAGGTACAGACAAATTAGCAGGTGATACTGCTAAAGCCTTTAATATGAGTTATAGAGAAGCTTTAACATTAAATACTCAATTAACTCAAACAGCAAATTTAACCGCTGACGCCGCTGTTAATACTAGAGGATTAAATGAAAGTGTAATAGCTGTTGGTAAATCATTAGGTTCTAATGCTGTATTAAATGAAAAAGATTTAATTACTTTTACTAAATTAAGAGAACAAGCAGGTTATACTAATGATGAATTAATAGGTATTCAAAAAATATCTTTAGTTAATGGTAAAACATTAGAAGATAATACATCTGAAATATTAGGAGCAGCAGAAGCATATGCAGCTCAAAATAAATTAGTAGTTAATGAAAAAGATGTTTTACGAGAAGTTAGTAAAGCATCAGCAGCCCTTAAATTATCATTAAAAGGTGGAGCATCAGCTTTAGCTGAATCTGTAGTTAAATCAAAACAATTTGGTTTAAATTTAGAACAAGCTGATAAAATAGCATCAGGATTATTAAATTTTGAACAATCAATATCAAATGAATTAGAAGCTGAATTATTAACTGGTAAAGATTTAAATTTTGAACAAGCTAGATATTTAGCATTACAAGGTGACTCAATTGGAGCCGCCGCTGAAATAGCAAGACAAGTAGGTACATCTGCTGATTTTGCTAATATGAACAGAATCCAACAAGAAGCTATTGCAAATGCTGCTGGATTAACTAGAGATGACTTAGCTCAATCATTAATAGATAGAGAAGCATTAGCAGCATTATCAGCTGAAGAAGGAGAAACAGCAAAACAAGCTTTTGATAGATTAGTTAAATCAACTAGTTTAGAAGAAGCTAAAAAACGTTTAGGTAATGATCAATTAGCATTACAATTTCAACAACAATCAGTAGCCGAGCGTTTTAATAACACTATAGAAAAATTAAGAGAATTATTTGTATCATTAGCCGAGCCTATACTACAAATAGTATCTCCATTTATGAATTTAGTTACTAACATATTACCTTTAATTAATGTTATATTAACACCAGTGACATATACTTTAGGTAAAATAGGTGAAGGTTTAGGTTATATAGTTGGATTATTAACTGAAGCTAAGGATGTAGCTTATGTATTAGCTGGTGCTTTTACTTTATCTTATTTAGCTATAAAAAAAGTAAATAATGAAACATTAATTAGTATCGCTTATGATAAAATAAAATTATTATTTGCCAAAAAAGAAGGTAAATCAGTATTAGGAACTTTAGCTTTAAAAGCTATGAACACTGTAATAGGTATACCAGTTGTAGGGGCTTTATTAGCAGCAGCAGCAGCAGCATCAATTTATGCTATAGGTAAATCATATTTAGCTGATGACGCTGTATCGCCAGGATATGGTAAGCGTGTCCTATCAGCACCTGAAGGAACATACTCTTTTAATGATAATGATACTATTGTAGCTGGCACTAATTTAGAAGGTAATAACCAATCACCTTTAGATAAAAATATAAGATCATCATCTACATCTCAAATAAACTTAACACCATTAGTAGATCGTATGATGGCTGTAGAAAAATTACTAACCAACATATTAAATAAAGAAGGTGTAATATATATAGACAGTACTAGATTAGGTACAGCAGTTTCAATGGGTACTTATAAAACAACATAATATTAATATTTATAATAAACTTAAAAACATAAAACAATGGGATTATTAGATAAACTAAAAACAGGAGGTTCAAACCAAAGTAAATATAACGGTGCTACTCCTCCAACAAATGTAGGTGCTACAAAAGAATCAAAATTACATGCTTTTGGTAATACACCAGGTTATTCACTTAACGGTGATTACAAATCAGAAGTAAATGATGCTTATACATCATATGATGATGGAGATTTAATTAATGGATTACCATTACCATCACAACTTGATATTACAAATTCAAATTCATTAGTAAAATACAACGAAGTTAGAGCAGACTAATGGGTTTATTAACTCTAAAAACTAAATTTAAATCTCTAAAATACGGTAATAATGGACAAGTAGGTGGTACTAAACAACCATTTATTAAAACACCTGTTGCTAAAGAAGAGTTTGTGGATGCTGCTGCTCCTTTTGGTACTTCACCTTTTTCAACAACTGGTGTAGGACTTATTGATGCAACAGCAAATGAAGCAGCTCTAATTGTATCGAGATCAGGTAAAGACATTATTCGTCTAGGGAAATTTTTTACTACCACACCTGGTTTACTTTTTATAGCTAAACAAAACTTATTATCACAAACAAATGTTAGGACTCAAGCTAATGAAGCCGCAAATCCTGATATATTAATAAACGCAGGTCCTTATACTCCTACTAACACACTAGCTCAAGTAGGAGTAAGTGCTGCCGGTTTACATTTTTATAAGCAAGGATTAACTCCAAATGGATTTAGATTACCTAAGTATGGAGATAATGATACTATAATTTATGTTAGAGGCGGTGATAGTGGAGCAGAAAATAGATTAGTAGAATTAACTAATAGGTTAATAAATGTTAAATCATCTGATACTAATATATTAACATATCAAGGAGGCCCAGGAGCTGATTTAGGTGTTGGTCAAACTGTTATTAATGTAGAAACCCAAAGAACAGGAAAAAACAACCCAGCATTACTTAACTTTTTTGGAGACGCAGGAGTAAAAAATCCAAATTTAGGACTTAATATTATAAATCCCTTAATATCAAATTCAAAAGGATTTGTTTTACAAGATTTTATAACTCCTCCTGTAGAAGCTAAAAGATTTGCTGCTTTTACTCGTCCTAAAATTGATTTGCGTAAAGATTTATTATTTGGATTAAGTAATAGCCCATCAGCTGTAGCTAAACAATTTAATGGCGGTAAAGATATTGGTGGATTAAATTTAACAGCAGGTGGTGCTGATTTATTTGATTCAGGACGTAGTGTATATCAACCAGAACCAGGTCAAGGATTCGCTCCTTCACCTTTAGCGTCAGCTAATAGTACAAATGTTTATAACCAAGAACAAATAGTATCAGCTTCTAATAATATACAAAATTATGGAGCTCCTAAATTTCAAGATTTTAGAGCAGAATTAAGAAAAAATATAAATAATACTCCATTTACTTCATCACAAGTATTATCAAATGCTCCATCTTATGATATTGGACAAAATCAAACTATAAATGGAGGATTAGATGGTAAAGGTCGAATATTTTTAGGCAATCCTGGTTCAGCAGGAAATATTTTTAGTTATACAGAGGGTAAAAAAAATTCAGAAGGAAAGATTTTAGGTCCTTTAGATAGAATTAATGCTAAACAACTATATAATTCTCGTACTGTAGCAGAAACAGATACAAACGATTTAGTTAAATTTAGAATTGAAGCTATTAATAATAAAGATCCAGAAGAAGGAGTATTTATACATTTTAGAGCATTTATAGATTCATTTTCAGATAATTACACAGCAGATTGGTCATCAGCCCAATATGTAGGTAGAGGTGAAAAATTCTACACATATAATACTTTTGATAGAACAATAAATATGTCTTGGACTATAGCGGCTCAATCAAAACAAGAACTTATACCAATGTATCAAAAGCTAAATTTTTTAGCTTCAAATTTAATGCCTGATTATAGTGAAGAAGGATACATGAGAGGATCTTTAGTTAGGCTTACTGTAGGAGGATATTTATATTCTCAACCAGGTTTTATAACTAGTTTAACTTATGATGTACCATCAGAATCACCTTGGGAAATAGGAATTAATGATACAAACGCAGAAAGTGACAACTCAGTTAAAGAACTACCACATATAATTAGAGTATCAGGATTTAACTTTACTCCAATACATAACTTTGTTCCAAGAAAACAAACTAACACTTACGCTGGAACTAACATATTAGCTGGTCGTGATAATAATGGAAATCAATTAAGAGGTAACCAAGTATCAACATTTGGCCCAGAACGATTTATAGCTTTAAACACAGGTGATCATAACAATTATGATACCAATAATTACATTTAATGAATAGATATATCAATATACCTTTAACTAAAATAAATGGAAAACAAGCTTATAAAACAGTTCGTTATCCAGAAATTGCCTTAACTCCAGAAGACATTTATGTTTACACAGAGCAAGGAGATAGGTTTGATGTATTAGCACAACAATATTTTCAAGATAGTTCTTTATGGTGGATAATAGCGGCTGCTAATCCACAAGTTACACTTGGAAGTTTAATCATACCTGAAGGAGTACAATTAAGAATACCAGCTTATCCAGCTAATGTATTAAATAATTATAACGTTATAAATAGTTAATATGAATATTCTAGGAGAAGGATTTCATCCTACTATAACTAATCAAATAAAAGTTCGTCAAAAAGCTTTAGCTTCTGGTTTTAATTCTAACAACCCTAGAACACCAGAATTTGTTAATTATATTAATGCCTCTACATCATTTGTAAGATTAATGTCTTCTGTTAGCATTGAAAACTCAGCAGAACTTAATAACCCATATATTGGTACTTTAAATTTAACAGGAGCTGAATTAGCTAAAAAAGCTATTTTATTTGCTGGTGTAACTGAACTAGGAGGATCTTTAAAAGGAGGTATACCTAAAATAAAACCTTCAACAGCATCAGTTTTTAATAATTACTCTTATGGATGGGGAACAGATTCAAATAGTTTTGGTTTAAGACCAATGCCTGGTATAACATCAGCTAATATTAAAAGTGAAAATATAGGTTCATTAAAAACAGCAACTATTAATATTAAATGTTGGGATAAATCTCAATTTGAAATAATTGATACATTATATTTACGTTTAGGTTTTTATGTGTTATTAGAGTGGGGTCATACTATTTATCTTGATAATAAAGGAACACCTCAAACAACACCTAAATCATTACAAAATGAGTTTTTTAGTGATTCACCTAATGTAGATATACTTTTAGGTCAAATAGTTAATGCTCGTTATGATAGTAATGGTAATTATGATGCTATATTAGGTAAAGTAGTTAATTTTAATTGGAATTTTAATTCTGATGGAAGTTACAATATTGTATTAACAGTTAGAAGTGTAGGAGATATTATTGAATCACTTAAAGTAAATATATTAACAGCTGACCCAAATACAGTAGCAACAAAAGTTTTAACATCTATTGAAACAGCAACAGCAGGAGATGATTATAGTCCTACTAGTATAGTGAATGAACGTAATAAAAGTAATATTCATGCTATATTAGATACTCTAAAAAGGCTAATGGATGCTGCTACTAGTGGAACTAAAAATATTAATAGTGTATCAATTACCACATCATTAAGTAATAACAAATTACAAGATGTGTTAAAACAAACCTGGTCAGGTGCTACTGAAGATAGTCCTTCTTATTATATTCGATTAGGAGCTTTATTAAAAATAATTGAACAAAGTATTATACCTACTATTGACCAAGGAAATTCAAAATATAAAATATTAAATATAGATTATAATTCTGAAACTAATATAATAAATTGTTTAGATTTTCAATTAAGTACTGATCCAAGTAAAATATTAGTAAAAAAAGACATAACAGTAGGAATTAATGATGTTAAAATTATACCAACTGCTTCTCCATTTGAAGTATCTATTAAAGAAGAAACATATGGAAATCTTATGAATGTTTATGTTAATTTTAAATTTATAAAAGATAAATTAGATGAATTAATAACAGCACCAAGTTCTAAAATAGCATTAGTTGATTTTTTTAAATCATTAGGACAAACTATTGGTAGTTGTTTAGGTAGTATTAATAATATAGTTCCTGTGATTGATGAAGATACAAATACACTTCGTTTTATAGATCAAAATAAATTATATAAAAAAGATGAAGTAATAGCTTATTTTAATAATAAAATAAATGAAGCTAAAAAAGTTCCATTAGGAGTAGCTGGTGAAGAAACATTAGCTTTAGCTAGACTTGGTAACTTAAATACAGAATCATCTGTGTTTGATTTATATGGATATAATCCATTAAGATCTGAAGGCTCAGGCTCAGCAGGTTTTATAAAAGATTTTACTATGAAAACTGAGTTAACACCTCAATTTGCTAGTATGATTACTATTGGAGCCGCGGCACGTCAAAGAGTAGTAGGAGAAGATGCTACTGCATTATCTAGATTAAATAAAGGATTAAATAGTAGATTAATTGAGTTTATTGGTGATCCTTATCTTTTACCATCATCATCACTTGATAATCAATATAAAACTACTGTAAATGATTATATTACATTTGTTAAAAGTATGAATATGGGTAATAATGCATTACCTGTTTGGGATACAAATGCATTTAGTTCTTATAGTTCTGTTTTAAATACATTTATTTCTTATGGTCAGCAACTAATGTATGAACAGACCGGATCAGCTACTACATCAACTGGATTTATTCCTATTAATATTTCATTAACTATGGCAGGCCTATCAGGAATGAAAATTTATCAAGAATTTACAGTTGATACAAATTATTTACCTTCTAATTATAATAGAGAAATGGTATTTATAATTAAAGGAGTAAACCACACTATTGAAAATAATATGTGGAATACAACTATTGACTCTTTATCATTACCTAAAACAACAAATAAACCAACAAGATTTCTTTTAAATGATGTTATAAATGACGCGAGTGGTATCACTACTAATGAAGGAGATCCTATACCTGAATCATATAGAGATATTGTAGAAAAAATTATACAAACATCTCTTAGTTATGGAATAACAGATAAATCACAATTAACAGCTATATTAACTGTAGCACAAGCTGAAGCAGGATTAGTTCCTAATAAAGTAGAAAATTTACGTTACAATGCAAATACACCAGAAGGATTAGCAAGAATTAAATCTATATTTAAAACAAAAACAAAAGGAAAAACAGATCAACAAATAAGAAATATATTTTCAAATCCTGAATCTACAGCAAATTTTGTTTATAGCGGAGGAAGTAATGATGAAGTAGGAGATGGATATAAATATAGAGGTAGAGGATTAACACAAATTACATCTAAAGGTAATTATAAAAAAATTCAAAATCTTTTAATCGTAGAAGGAGCAAGAATTAATATAGTTAATAACCCAGATAGTGTACTTGATGAAAATCTATCTATTAGAATTCTAGTATTAGGTAAATATAAGGGTATATTTGGTAATGAATTAGATAAAGATATTGATTATACTAATAACGCAACAGCAATAACTAAAACTCAAAATAGAGGAGCAAGTAGTGCTATTATACTAGATTATCAAAGAGCTTTAAATTCAATTAATAGAACAGCTTGGATTCAAGAATTATTAAAATAAAAAATAATGTATTATCCTTTATCTCAAATAACACCTAATCAATACACTAATGGAGGAGAATTTCAATTCAAATCTACAGGCCAAAATTATACTGGATATTACTTTATTACTTCAACTGGTAAATATTTTACAGGTAAAAATCAAAATGATACACCAGTAGAAGAATTAACCCAAACAACTATAGAAACATTTGTTAATCCTTTAATTACATCAGATGAAATAAAACTGCCTGAAGTAATAACTGTTACTGGTTATTCATATAATAATCTAGTATCAAAACCTACAACAGTTTTATACAAACCAGTATTTAATCCAAATATCCCAACTCAACAAGATTATCAAGTAGGAGAATACAGACGTTATTTTTGTAAAAAAACAAATGAAATTATGTATATTGAAATAGATAAAACAACATTTGATAAATTAATATCTAAATCTTTAGATATACTTTGGTCATTATATCAACCATTTGATATTCCTTGGAACTTAATAGGTGTTAAAGACCAAGTTGCAACAGTAAATCGTAACATAGTTTTATTAACTATGAAAAATTTATCACTACCTCAATTTGATGCTTACTTAAAATTCGACTTTACAAAGTATTATGTTTAAATTTGGCTGTCTAATTTTTATTTAGTATATTATAGCCTAAAATAGGTTATGTATTATATTATTGAAACATTAGATCAACTAAAAGTCTTATACAATCTTAAGACACAAAAAGCATTTGTTGAGGTAATTCCATTCAATTCTAATATCCATCCTGCATTAAATAAAGTATCACTAGTCTATATTAGACCACTTGATGATACTAAAGGATATCTAATATGTGTTAACCACAGTGAAACATTACACATAAGTAAAAATCATGTTGAAAGTGTTTTAAAAGACATTCCAGAATTGTGGGTACGCAATAAGAAACAATTTTTATACTACTTTCAGATAAAAGCATGTTGCGATATATCACTAATATCTCCTACAGATATACAACCCACTTTTACACACCAACATTTTTATCAACGATTTCCACAAAAACAAGATACCAATCGTATAATACCGGTATCAAAACACTATGAACTGTGTGAAACCGTGTATAATCAAATTAAACCATTAATACCACACCGTTT